AAATGTTACCAATATGGCTATTAATCAAGCACTAAAAGATGCCAAACATTTGTGGCTTTTATTGGATTGTTTAATGGACAATTACAAACAGGTTCATCAAACAATTGACTACCACCAGGCTGTTGCACTTCAAATGTATTTATGTAATATGGAAACAATAATACAAAAAACAATAGACCGGACAGATTAATGCATAATGTTGTATGTTTATTATCTTTTTTGTTGTGGTCTTGCGTTACGGATGCAAAAAACACCAAAGATATCAAATGGAAATATGATATAGGTCAATGTGTTAGATTCGATCCCGCCAAATTCAAAAACTCTGATGGTACTCCTATTCTAATAGTAAACAGAACAAACAAAACTAAGCTTTATTCGGCACAAATAGAACACCCCTTAGTGCCAGGAATAACAAGCTTTACAGCTTTAAAGATTCCTTTTGAACAGGACACGATTACTACACCATGTAAAAAAGGTACAAAATGAAAACTTTTTGGTCTAAGTTAAGGAAAATTCTATTCTTTTATTGGATTTTTTGCTATTTAGTGGCTTTAAGTGGTAACAGTTATATGTTTGGCATTAATCGCCAACAATGGGACTTAACCGCTTTTAGCTTTATTTGTGTCCAATCTTTAATCCCAAGCATAACTAATATGCTATTTGTTCCTTTGGTTGTTGTTCATGGACTTACAACTGAACATGCAAGTAAGCCACACCCAGATGAAGGTTTATCTGCATAAAACATTGTTTCAAATTAAACCCAGCACTTTTTAGTTGCTGGGTTTTTCTTTTTGCGTTAAAGTTTTTCCAGTTTCAACCGATAACGTTTAGGTAAGCAGCAATAAGGGGGATATATGAGTTTTGAAAGAATGATTAGGGAACTAGAAATGCAGCGCGAATTTGGCGATGCATGCCTGACAGATCCGGACCAGATCGTTGCTGCGCTTATGGCTGGACGGGCTATGAGGAGCTATATAAAATTGGGTACTACCGTTAATGGGATGACATTACTTGGACATATTCCTACTGAAATGGCTCATGAAATTGTCTATACTTTGGAAGCTTGGGACAAATCTGTAAAGGAACAAAAATGAAGTTTTTATTGATTTTATTGGTTTTTTTTGCACTAGAAGCTCAGGCTAAAGTAACTGAACTTACTTTAGACCTTAAACGTATGCCATTTAACCTTGACTATTTATTTCCAGACCAAACTGATTGGGACTATGAAACACGTCTAAACTTTAGCGGTGAAATTGGCATTTTTTTTATGGACAACAAGGTTACCGGTCGTACATATGACAACCGATACCACTACGTGTCTTGGGGTTTTGATATGGGTTTTCGCGTCACCGATTGGTTAGATGTGGTTCATACTCATCTTAGCCAGCACGCTATAGATATTTACCGTGAAAAGTTTCCAGTTACTGATAGTTATGGTGCTAGACTTAACTTCTTAGACAAAAAGTGAGACAAAAATGATTAAAAAGTTGCGCAATCGTTTTCCTGATGCCACGTTTGAAGTAGCTTTTACAAATGAACTGGTAGTTACCTACAAAAACGCAAGTCTTATTGTTGACAAAACATGGGGACTTAACGAAAGTATCAAAGAAATCAACGACTTTATACGTGACATTAACATAGAACTGGAGCAAAAACATGGCTAAGAAACCTAGCAAACCTTTACCTAAACTAAAGAAAAAACCAATAAAATCAAAAACTAAGAAAAAAAAGCCAACGGTAAAAGCCAAGAAAAAAGCTTTAAGTGATTTTATTGACAACATGGAAAAATTTGATATTGGTTTTGATCTTGACGAAGATGTTTGGACATTTGAACCCACTTTAAAGGCAACAAACAACACTCAAACAGTTAATTATAAACCAGTTTCCGGAGAAACTTTATTGAAGTGTGAAAACGTAACAATCACACCAAGCTTAAACTCTGATATAATGTCTGCTGCTTTGTCTATTCCATATAGTTATAAGATTGTTATGACCGAAGTTCCTGAAAACCTTAACGATAAATCCGACAACAAAGACAAATGGACAAAAAATGCTCCTAACCATGAATGTTTAATAATACACGATGAAATCATTTTAGATCTTAAATACTATACCGACGGCAATGACAGGAAAATTGTCGGAGATATAGTACCAGCTAATGGATATAACCCAGGCCAGATATCCTTGGAATCAGTTAACAAAGGAGAATCTAAGCTGGTGTACACAAATCATGACCGTGTTGTGTCTATGCCAATTTGCGATGGTTATGATTTGTACCTTTTAATGAAATATTGGTTTGAAACCGCTGAAACCGACCACTTAGCTGAAACTGTTATTTACCAAAGGACCAAATAATGGACCAAGGTAAAAAAATACACTACACCAAAACAGGCAGATACGCTCCTATTAACAAAGCTTTTGACAAGCCCGTTCTTAGAAAATTCTGTAAAACTCATGGTCATACACCCTGGATAATAGGGTGGTATAGGCACCCCGGTGTGTGTATGTTTTATGTGGCAAATACCGGAATGTGTGGGTGCAGCGAAATTGGACACATAATGTCTGGCATCCCAGAAGACTATCCAATAAAATACCCAGAAAAGCCTTGTCATAATGGGATACAAATGATGTATTATTGCGTGAAGTGTATTAAGGCTGGTGGATATGGCCCAATAGGAGCTGATGAATGATCAAAGCACAAATCGTATTAGACAGTATTGGTCACCATGGTATCCGTTTGACCACTATGGCTCTGGAATACCCACGCTACATCCACGCTGAATTAATGACACACAGGCAGTTTAGCAGAAATGCCAGTAGTTCTAGGGCTATACCTGTATCAAAGATGATTGAAAAAGCTAAAAGCGAAATGGTTATACCTGATTATTGGGGTAAAAACCAAAAAGGAATGCAAGCTAGTGAACAGTTAGACCACGGTCTCAGGATTGAGGCCACTAGGGTGTGGGTAGCTCAAGCGGAATCGGCTATTAAGGCTGCTGCAGACTTGTCTAACCTTGGCGTACACAAACAAATTGCTAATAGGGTCTTAGAGCCTTTTACGACTATCACGGTGCTAGTTACTGGTACTAAGGATGCCTATAGTAACTTTTTTGCTTTGCGGAACCACAAAGATGCTCAGCCAGAAATCAAAGGTTTAGCTGAAGTGATGTTGAATGCATACAAGGCCAGTATACCTGGTATACTTAGTGTAGGCGATTGGCACATGCCTTATATTACCTTGGAAGACACCCAATCTTTGGTTGACCTGGACTACGGTTCTTTGCTAGAGATATTGCTTAAGGTGTCCGCTGCTCGGTGCGCTCGGGTTAGCTACTTGACACATGACAAAAAAAGTCCAGATATGGTACAGGACTTAGATCTTTACGCTAAGTTGGTTGGAGGTAAGCCGATCCACGCAAGTCCCCTAGAACACCAAGCTGAATTGATGTCTAGTGCTAGTTATCAGTCAGCTAACTTTAAGGGATGGAAACAATACCGGCAAACCATGCCTAACCAATACATTACCGACTATTTTGAGCAAGCTGAATGACTAAACGTTATTTGTTAACTTTCTTGGATTTTTGTATATTTGCTTTATTTTTTGGTGGATTGTGGTATGTTCAAGTTGAAACAATTGACTGGTTTTATGATCTAGATTATGGGTTATATTTGATTGTGTTTTTACAATTTATGGCTATTTTTTTTGTGTCTTGTAGTTTAGCAAAATACATTGAATGGAGAGAAAAATGAAAAAAACTCTTTTTTTTATAACATCTTGTTTTTTATGGTCTTATTGTATACTTTTAGTTTTTTTATTAAAAGTGCAAATAACTGAAAAAGCAGAAACAATACAATATTCAACCCTTTTGTTTGGTGGAATAGTTTTACATTGTTTATGCTTGACTACTATTGAGCTAATTAAGAATCCAAAAAAGTACTATCGCAGACTGTTTAGTCAACGTGTAAACATTTACCGTATGAGTGCTTTGTTTTTTGGATGTCATTTAGGTGGAACAAAAGATGATCTTATGGTGGAGATTTTTCTAGGTAAGCGTAGTGTAATTATTGATTTATCTTTGCCTAGTCATCGAAATTGGGTAGATAAAAAGGACGAAGAAATCGATGAATATCTGATAAAAGAATTTATCAATGAGACTAAAGTTTCTGACCAAAATGCCGATAAGGTTTAAGTAACTGCCAGTAGCCTACCATAATGGCCTGCCAATTACCCGCCGTAAGATACCCACATACCTGTGAAACTCACACTGGCCTGTAGCGTTTGCCTAGCCTGGAACGCTACCTGCCAGCTCGTCACTTTGCAAAACTCTATACTAAGTAACAATTCACCTGTTTGGCGGTCATAAAAACGGAAATGACAATACCGGCTTGGGGCTTGCTGAGGATAGCTGTTGGTTTCAGATTGACTATCTACCGTTGGAGCCACTAAACCCATACGGATAGGGTCAGTGCCTTTGAGCATAAATAGGTTCATAGAGCCTTGGACCATACTCTGACCAGCTGCCAGGGCAATCTCTTGGGGGAATACCGAGTCAACGCCCATGATGTTTTGGGCACCAAGCGACTGGCTGAAGTTCAGGCCGCTGGCGTAGCCAATGGTTCTTTCAACTGCTTCACCAGATTCGTAAGCTATGGCCAACCTGACGCTAGCGCCAGTATATAACATAGTTTGCATTAAATTTGTGCCTCAAAAAACGTGTCTGCCCCGTAAATATATACAGCTTCACTGGTAGGCGGATCTAAAACCGAGTCACTGCCTCCCTGATTTCCCCAACCTTGATCTCCTGGATAAATAATCTTGATTTCCATTTTGATACCAAGGGCCGTAATAGCTGAAATAACTTCCTGAGCATATATGCGCCCTTGAGCGGTGCCGGTCACGAATAATGGAAAATCTTTACCGTCTTCACTAGGAGTGTAGGCATCAGCCGAACTTAGCTGGGTGATGTCTGATCCGGCTTGGTGGTTTTTGGTGTATTGATTGCTTGGGTCCAGAAGCACGATAGACCTGGCTCCATCTACCACACCAATAGCATAGCCTTGGCTGGCCGACAATATCGCTGGAGTGCCAGATTGACATACAAAAATGGTTGGCGATGGAGTGCTAACCACTTGGTAAGTTCCATCCATTGCGGTAAGGGTACCGCTAATAATGACTTGACTGTTCACTAGCAATCCGTGCGGCCCAATGGTATTAACCGTGATCAAAAAACCGTTTTGGCTGATAGACAAAATAGGCACACTGGGCGGACTGTTGAGCGGCTGGACAGCTATGTACCTAAACGGACCCTCTTCATTGTCCTGGTCAAGGTTTAGCATAAACAAACCAGACTCATTAGGTAATGTGCCGTTTATTTGGATATTAGTTAGTGTTGCACCGGCTAGTATTGGCTCTCTGGTGTAAGCGTAATGGGTAGTAAGAGTGTAATTGTCTTGGGCATCTGTGGCATAAGGTCCTGGCCATTGGTCTGCTGGATTTTGGCTATCTGTATCGATAATATTTACCGTAATAGAACAAGTGTCGTCTGTGACTCTGGTGCCAAATGGGTCAATATATGATTTAATTAAATGAGGCTCTGTACACACAACAGTAGTGGTAAATTGTTCTCTATGGACCGAGTTTATAGCTATTGACCGAACTGGGGTACTAAAGGTTGCTGTACCTCCTATAGCGGTCATATCATAGCCATTTTGCCTGAAACTAAAAGCATAGTCACTAATAACTACAATCTTTTGGTTCCATTCAGCAGTAGTTAAGTCGTTATATACCCACTGACCTTGCTGGAGTGTGGTGATCGTAAATGGTGTGCCGCCTTCGTTAGCGTCTGGGGTACGTGGGCCAGCAACAAGGTCTGTAGCTGTTACCGTGTCTGATGCTATAGTAGTAGACCACCAACCGGCTGAGTTAATCACGGCCTGAACTGCACTAGCCACAACGTTAGCCGGGCTACCAGACACTATTTCAATTTGACTGTATTGGTTAGCTATAAGTAACATAGCTGCTGGAGGGGTCATGGTTGTGTTGTCTACATCTACCCAAAACCCGTAATAACCGTATTCATATGGGATAAAGAAAAAAGTGTCTTGAAGTGATCCGCCAACATCAGCTACGCACAAAACTTCAGTTACTTCATGACCTAATGCCGTATTAAAACCAGGCGAAGAGTTACCGGCACTTACGTCAAAAGTAAGGCTAGATTGACCAACGTGCATATATGCACCGCCGGGCAGTTCCCTAGAGATAATGCTGGTAGTAGCTGGCAAATAGATTTTTAGGTAGTCGCCAGGTTCATAAGCTAAAGCGTATCGAGTTTTGTTGTTTGGTACGTTTTTCTTAGGAAGCATAAACATAACGTCAAAATTGGTAGCTTGGATCAAGGTATAGCTATAATAAGTTGGAGGGGCATTAGGTGGTGGGCTGGCTCCAGCCTGGACCGCGCTAAGTCCACCAGTTTCTTCTACAACAATTTCAAAGTAACCTGCATCAAGGTTAGGTGCATTTGTTGCAGGTAAAACGTTAACTATGTCATAGGTACCTGAAAAGCCGTTTTGTTCCCACATTGCACCATACATCATAACCTTGTCGCCAGGTTTAACTGACTCCAAAGCTGGTTTAGTATTACCAGACCATCTAAAGCGCAACACGCTACCAGATGGACGGGTTACCTGCCAAGCGGTATCGGGCATAGCTAGTGATGTCGGTCTTATTTGAGGGAATTGTAAATGGGTTTGAGCTTTACCGCCAAGTATGGTGACAGTAGAATAAGGACCTTTAGCTCCACCAAAAACTCTAACATATTCTTTTTTGTTGACCAAGTCATAGTCTACATCAGCGTAACCATTTAGGTTTAAGCTATTAATATAACGGGTTATAACGTCAGCCACTTCTGAAGCAGTAGCCGCAGCAATACTAGCAAAATCACTAGAATAAAAAACCACACTACGAGTAATGCCATCTTCTAAACTAAACAACAGGTCGTCGCCATCTTCCAGATTAAAAGGGCCAAATAGTGTGGAAGTTGTAAAAGCTCTAACAACTGCCGGGCCATAAAAGATTTCTAATACAGATTGGATAACCTCAACAATTTGCTTTTGAGCTGTGATCTTAATACCAAGGCGACGAAAAGCTAGATCACTCATACCAAGTTCTGGTGGACGGGTTATACCTTTTTCGCTTAAGCGTTTGTCTAAGTATGGGCCAATAGCAGTTGATATGGTTAACTGGTCAGTTACCGATATACTAAGATTTTCTTGTTTTTGGGCTTCATCGGCCAAAGCGGACACTAAAGCATCTGAATTAGTCCCAGTGATAAAGGGGGCTATATAGCGTCTGATGTCTATTTCTTTGTTTACACTCACGAAATTACCTTAGTGTTTTGAATTTGAAACACACTTAACGCATTTTTCAAAAAGATACATTGTATTATGAGATACAAATTGATTAGAAAAAGATTGTGTCCATTGTGCCCCGCAACACCTACAGCCGCACTTTATGTCAACAGGGAAAATGGCCTGGATCATTGTGCCAATACCTATGTTTCTGTCAGTCAGTATTGTCTGTTGTTTTGGTGGGTTGAGTATTGTCAGTAGTTTTTTTAACATTATAGCAATACCCGCAAGAACATTTAAGCCAGCCAAGATTAGCTAACCTGGTTTCTGGGTGGTAGATCATCCACGTGGAGCACTTAGGACATATCACTTGAGGTCATCG